GGAATAAGAAACAAGAAGATACCTCCTTGGCAGTACATTTATTTAAAGATAATGTATGCAAGAATTGTGGATTGAAAGAGGTATAATAGACTCATGAAGAAGATAATGATAGCTGATGTAATGAAGGCGGTCCAAGAAGAGACGGAAGATCTGAGAGATATAGAGAACTCAGATATAGACCCTAATGGTAATGAATTTGATGGTTCCATAGGTAAGGTAACATATCAGCCAAATGGCGATGGTTCGTATGAAGTAGACATATCCTTTAAATTAGGTGGATCTGCAGTATATACAATGGATGCAGACCAATTGCAAGATTGGATAAATAATCCTACAGGTGGCTATTATAATGCCAACATAAGAGGAAATTGATCCCCTAACTATTCTATCCCCCTCCCTTTAATCTCCCTTGTATGAGCCTCCTAGAGGCTTATTTAGTGGAGTATTGTGGAGTAAAGTGGAGAATCATACTATCAATTTAGATCCAAATACTATCATTATATATAGTTAAACATATGTATGTAATGGAACCCTATCAATTAATGTTCGTAATGTCAATAGGGCCCATATGAAAGCATATTGGCCAATATTTGTAAATAGATATTCCAGGAAATTTTTTTATTTGTTCGTAAAGAGCAATTTTGGCCCATATTTATGGCAAAAAATTATGTCTAATTCTGTATAATTTGTCTCATATAATGAGATATTCTATACAGATTTTGACAGATTTTATTTGATTTGCTACAAATTCCAGCGTATTTTTACATGCGTCGTAAAGAGAAAATTTGGCCCATAATTTGGGCATACAAAAATGGGACATATAGCTAATTAAAGCCATATGCCCCATAGGGGAAATTATATTAGAATGAATCTAGATCCATTACATACTTGCTATCTCTTACTCTTGTTTCTTTCAAAGAGTCTATTGTTAGGTTTCTATCCACCGCTCCATATTTTGCTTCCAGCATATCATTGAGCGCATCTGCTAAAAGCAATCCTTCGGATGTATATCCTTTATCCCATTCTGACTTTAATCTAAGGGAATTATATTGGATAATATATCTAACTAGTTCCATTAGCCTGTCTTGTGTATACAAGGTATGTTCAGTTGTTAGTACATTAGCCATTACTGCTGGTGAGAAGTTAGCATTATTTAGATAGTCTGTTAGTTTTTCTGCCGCTTTGAATTCGTTCGCTTTAGCCATGAGTTCCGCCTTTCGTTTTGATTATACCATTGACCACTGACATTTGTAAATGAAGCGAGGTTCCTCCCCTTTCCCGTTTTCCCACAGAGAGGAGGAACCCCACACTTAGCTTATTACTTGACGTTCTTCTTGTCTGTGAAGACTACGCCCTCTTGTGCTGCCTTGCTGATAACGCCTAGAGCTGCAGCTGAAAAGCGACCACGCTTTCCTACAGTAATTCCCTGGGCCTTTAGGTATTCACGAGTTGTTGTTGGTGTTGATGTCATTTGTTTGATCCTTTCTAGATCTTTGTTATATATATTATATCCGAATTTCGGGGTTTTGTAAATAGGGTCGTAAAGCAATATTTTTGCCCGTGTCCCTTAGCTTAATGACCGTTATGTCCGAATTGTCCATAACGGCCAAAGCTATCTTTATTTAGTTATACTTTCTAGTTCTACTACATTGTATGGCTCAATTAAGTCATTAGTTGGTATTTCTGTCCAGCCCTCTGCAGGAATCCTTTCGGCTGCCTCCCACGCAAGGTCATGTGACTCAGCATTAATTGTCACATAAAACTTCTGAATGCGGTCTCCGTAGATTTTATAGTCTTGTCTCATAGCCCCACCTGTTCTATCTTATCTTTGATTAGTTTAGAAATGATATTGTGTGCCTCGATGTTTTCTGTTTCGGAGCCACCCCATAGCAAGGCTTGGGCCTTACTAAGTTGATCGTTTAGATACTCATCACTCATCTTCATCTTCGTCCTCCTCCTCTTCATCTTCAGGGTCAACAATGTATTCCCTGCTTAACATCCAATCCAAAACTTCTTCGTTATGTTGTTCAGCGCCCCACTCTAGAGAGAACCCCATACCAGCCTCCACGGCCTCACACAGGTGGTTCCACATGTCTTCTTGGGTTGCCTTGGCAACATAGGTCTCATCCTCTAGAATGCCGTTAATTGTCGACCATGTCCACAACCAAACTAATGATAGACCTAGGTCTGTGCTATCTAGAATCTCTAGACATTTGTTTAGTTTATCTTTATCGTCAGGCTTCATTCCGTGCTCCAATCGCAAATGATAGTTGGTATGTTAGATTATATAGTTCTACTAGCATGTCTAAGCGCCCTTCACATTCTGTGCGGACCATGGAATCCATTGCCTCTTCAGACAACTCCTCCTGCTCTAATGCGCTTGCTAGGTCTTGCTCAGCAATTAACATTAGATTCTTTAGTTCTCCGTGCATTATATCTAATCCACTAACACCTGCATTGACCATGCGTTGCAAATGGGGCGGGAGCCCAATGTCTTCTGCATTCATTAGATTACCTCATAGTTCACTAGTGTTAATTCATTTAAGTTGTTTGCCCAATCAGGCTTTCCTTCTACCCAATCATATTTAATATCGATATCTCCTCCGCCTTCGGCAGGAGCACCAATTGTGATTACTAATTCGGTCCCGTCCTCAAAAAAGATTTGTTCGACGGCGGAACGATAAGTAACTTCTCTAGATGATATGTTCATTAATATACCCTTTCGTTGTTATTCATTATATCAGAGGCCACTGACAAAATATGTTCCATAGTATCAATGGCACCCATATAATAACTATCTGATTCGAAGTATTCATCTTCAGGAATAGGAATATTATTTCTAGCATCTTCTAAATCTTGTTCTAAGCTAATCTTATGTATCTTTAGATACTCCATAAAATGTGATGACTTAGTCAAAGTAACCCTCCGCCCAAAGCCCGTCTAAAAAGTCTGCTGTCTTTTCTAATCCTTTTTCAGTCGGCATTCCTTTAGAATCATAAAAAGCCTTAGTAACAACAGCCCTCATTTCATCAAGATCATCTAATGTATAACCTAGCATTCTATTGCCTCCATATATTTAATCATAGTATTAAGTGTTATGTGAATGTGACAATCACAATCATCTGATGTATCTCTGTCATCAAAATGGATTAAGTTGTCATCATAGATATAATCAATTAGTTCTTGGCAGGTAATCATAAGCAGAATTCATCTCCTTCAATATAACCATAGTATTCATTGTATGATTGTTTTAAGTTATCAGGAGCAAATTGCATAAATCTCCATTCAGCAAATGCTTCTCCCTCATCTAAGTTAGCATTATTCCAATCTTCAAATAATGCTTGCTCAATATCTACTTGAATTGCTCCAAGGATATGTTCTCCTACTGTATCTGTAAATGCTTCCATTATGCTTCCGCCTTTCTATATTCGGGTACTTTAGTGTCTAAGTATATCTTATGGGTCTGACAAATTGCGACAGCCTCTAGGTCAGCATTGCCTAGCCAGTTGCAGTTGCCACAGATTTCACCGCAGTCATTGTCGCAGTATTCCATTTGGTCAGTTGCATCACAATCACGGCACATGTTATCGTATTCTGATTCTGAGATAACTTCTCCACGGAGGAATTCCATTTCCCCACCCCAACCTGTTTCTTCTTCATATGATAAAGTAAATAGTAGATTAGGGTATTGTGCAGATAGTTTAGAGATAGCACCAAGAGGTCGTGACCATGCAGTGTTAAAGTTGTAATGAACTACATAGTTCTCGCCATTTTCTGCTTCTTCAATAGTTGTATCAGGATACTTATTATCCTCGGCTACAGCAACATCCCATTTGGTTCCCCACTCACGCACATTAAAGTTGTACCAGTCATTGGTCTCAAACTTCATTGCCTGAGAAAAATCGGTGGAACGAGGAGGTTGTCCATGATATACCTCATCAGTAATACCAGCATCTCTATAGTTATAGATATTATGAAAAGCAAAGATAGGATTAACATACTTAGTCTGCTTGACATCATATGATAAATCACCTAATGCAGTAATAGAATAAACAAATGGCTTATTCATCTGCTTGATTAAAGATTTAACTTGCTCAGGATTACCTTCAATAGTTAATCCATTAAATACCCAATTTGGCATTTTATATCCTTTCGTTGATATGTGATAATTATACATTGGACCACTGACAAATGGAATAGAATTGGCATGTGATACATGCCACATGATTCAGCTTTGTGGTCAAGATCACACCAAATTCCAGGGAATATAATTGACAGTCGTAAAGACAATATGCTACCCTCATGTCTTTGAGGGCAAAGAAAAACCCCCAGCTTAACTGGGGGTCTTGAATAATGGCTGCCTGGATTTCCAACGAAAGAAATAAACCCGCTTTACTTAGCGCCTGGCCCGAAGACTGATAGACGCACCATTATATTTCCTATTAAAACCAGGACCTTAGTCCTAGTCTAATTATACCATAACTAGTCGACTGTATTTGTCTACAAATGATGCTAAGGATGAACTAAATACAACTGTTTCAAGGTCCTCTTCGTAGAGTGTAAATGTTTGGTTTGTCCAATCAATTACAGGTACCTTGTGTTCGTTGTCTCCCAATTGGTTGACATATATACCCCACGATAATGTTTGGTTCCAGTCTTCTCCAATTAGATGTGATATAGCAATGCGTGTTGCATATGACTCATCCTGCCAACGGGACTCCGCTGCCTGTACTGCATTTGCTAACTTGGCTAGCATGTTATACCCAGCCCAGTGTCCATATAAAAATACTACATTTTCCTTGGAATCTCTGAATCCAAAGTTTGCTCTGTCGCCCATTTTATTCCGCCGTTTCTAAAGTAGGTATTGCTAGTTCTATCTTGTCTAATTCTATCACTTCATAGGCTACCTTGTCTAGGCCTGCCTTGTTTTTATTGTAGTGGTGACCGCAAAAAGCTAACTCACCATCTACTAGTTTAACTAGATACATTGCATCTGCTGATCCACATGCATCACATGGAATGAATTCTCTGTCTCTCATAGAGAACCGCCTTCGATCATCTCAGAAAGACGGTCAAGAATCCAAGAATCAATATCGTTGATATCAATTTCTGATAACTTCTCCATTATTTCTTCACGGGCAAACTTATACCCGTCATCCCAGCCATCCTTATAGTCTGACATAATCTCTCCTTAATAACCTGTGGTTTCGTAGTCTGATACATAAGATTCAGTTAAGTTATACTTATCTCTAAGTCTACTTACTTTCTCAATACTACCAGTTCCAATGTTGAATGTCAACGGAGACATTGCTTGTGGGTCGAGCCCTGTAATTTGTGCATCCCAATAGGCCCTCTCCATGGAGAGCCTATCAGGAGCGGTGAGTTCAAAGTACATTAGCCCTCAATTCTATCTACAGATGATGATAGCCAACTAATACCGTCTGAGTCATAAGACACGGTGTCAAAATCAATATCATGAATTAGATTGTGTGCACTCTCTTCATCACGAGCATTAACTGTAATTGAATATAGAACTGTTACTTCTAGTTCAAACTCATTTGTTAGTTCAAATCCACAGATGCCAGCAATTTCTTCTGCTTGAAATTCTGTAAGAGATTCGTCATCAAGGCCTTCGAGTGTGAATACCTTCATGTCATCACGCAATTTGCTTAGAGTTCCTGCAGTTGCATAATCACGCTGAGTTATACGCTGGATGTGCTCTTCTAACTGTGTAATGCGGGCCTTGTTATCAACCAACTGTGACTCAAGAAATTCCCGTGTCAAGTAGTGATTGTCTGTTGTTGTTTCCATTTTATCCTCTTTCGTTGTTGTTGGTGTAATTGTAGCATGCTCCACTGACAATAATGTGGTCTTGCGTCCGCATGGGCATGTGAGCGTTGTCACACCTGAAGGAAAGCCAAATCCATCAGATGATGTTAGTTCTATTAATGAATCGCATTCATCTGGGTCACAGACAAATGTATACTTACTTGATACTAGTTCGTTGGTCATGAGTAGAATTATACAGGATCCGACTGACATTATCAAGGATTTCCAGGGGATTTTTATGTGAGTCGTAACACACTTTTTGCCCCCTTAGATTTGAGGGCGCTTGGCGATCCATAACGGACTTGAACCGTCGACCTCTACCGTGACAGGGTAGCGCTCTAACCAACTGAGCTAATGGACCTGGAAAAAATTGTGAGCAGTTTTTATTCATGCTCAGGAATTTATTTATTTAGAACGCAGAAATTAATTTTTTAATTTTATTTTTTTCTGCGGTTAGAATTGGGTCGAAGCCTGATGCACCCGCCATAAGTGTTTCAGAATTTCCACGACCTGAACGATAGTAATCAAGGCGTTCAGTAAGTGCATTGAATGCGCCCCACTTTGTTCCCTTGATATTAGCATTGGTTGGTGAGTTATGGTACAACTCATCAAGGAGCACGACTTTGTTTTCCCACTTAGTCAATGCAACTTTAGCAGCATCCTTATCAGGCTTAGGATAAATTGTCTGAATTAACTTTGAGAATTCAGCATCAGTGATTGATTGAGAATAAAGAGCCTGAGCCTCTTTCTCGAATTCATCAAAGTACCCAAGAGCAAGCCCAAGAGTTTCACGAGCAACTTGGATGCGACCTTCAACAGATTGCGTGTGGCGAATCTTGAAAGATTGCTTAGCATTCTTCATTGCAAGGTTAAGAGTGTTTTGGCATACAACACGAACAGGAGTAACAGCAGCCTGAACAGCAACTGACCCGTCATGAGATGTCCAAACAATTAGATACAACTTAGTTGCATCATTTGCGCCTTGTGGGTCAAGCACCATTGTGCGAGGAATATCCACTGTACCGAATACAACCTTACCGCTACGAAGTGAGCCAGCAGATTCCCAACGGCAATCAGCATTAGCATCATGAATTGCATCAGCGAATGCGAATAGTTCCTCATTCTGTACAGGCTTGTAACGCTTTCCAACAGTTGCCAGTACATCAGTGCCATTGTTGAATGGGTTGTCACGAATAACTAATTGAGCATTAGATACATCATTCCATGTATCTGAGATATGGTCAGTTAGTGGAGACAAGCGAACATTCCAGTTGGAAAGTTTTGCCTCATCTAACATCATTTGAGTTGTAACATCTTCATCTTGTGTAAAGATGCGATTTGCAAGGTTGTGCCATGCAGGTGCGCCACGAAGTGCGAATGCAACTTCGCCATTTTCCATTTCTAGATTATGAGCCATTTTTTACCTTTCGTTTGTTTGATTAGTTGTAAGTATAACAGATGCCACTGACATTGTCTATGATTAGTTACAATATGTCCGAATTGATCCATGTGATTAATCTCACAAAATTCCAGGGTTATCCACAAGTGGTCGTAAGCCTGTGGATAACCCCTTAGCTTTGCGGGCCAGCTGCATATGCAACTGGTGTTAGATCTTTATAGACCTAACTCATCCCTAGTTAATTGGTTTTTGCGATTGAAGTTAACAACTTCGGACGGGAGGTAAAGAGCAGTAGTCTTAGTCTTCTTCAATGTATCATAGACATAAGCACGAACATTACCAAAGAAGTTACGCCGATTAGAAAATACTAACTCAGTTAAGTATTCTTTATCAACACCCTGTTCTGAATAGATTGTTAAATCATTTAACTTGTTTTCATCATAAATTTCTACACGAAATCTATTTTTCATTTTATTACCTTTGTTAGTAGTTGTCCCCGAAAGGAGAGCAGTTTGGCGACTTACTCAGGTCGTTCGCAATTTATCGTTATGCGAGAACGATTTTATTTACAGATAACGAGCAATAGCATTGTAAGTGCTTGTGCTTACTGTTTCCTCATCTGTCATCTTTAGAATACGAATTGCGTTTTCCAACTCCTCTTTCATCTCATTGTATGAGTGGCGATGGAGAACTTCGTAGTCCTTCTCAGGCTCTTTAGGAAAGTCTGACTCATTAACTGTTAAATCAAAATCAACATTAAGTGTCTTGTTCCATGAGCGATAGTTTGTGCGTAGGTTTTCTGCCTTAGCGAAATTAGCAAAAGCAAACTTTGCTACTTCCTTGCGCCACTTTTCTAAAGCCTTTTCGTGCTTTGCTTCGTTGGCTTCTTGTGATGCGTAATCGGCATTTAACTTTGTCAAGCGAGTTTCTAGTGCCTTGATTACCTTTGGTGTTGCTATCTTTACGCTAATTGCTTTCTGTCGTGCCATTTGTTTCCTTCTTTCGTTGTGGGTTGGGTTGATGAAGTAATTATAGCAGGGGGGTCTGACATTTCTGCGACCCCCCTCCCATTAAATTAAACGCCTAGTAGTGTTTGAGCGGATACGGAAGTCCAACGAGTTTCCTTGTTGGGCATTTCCAATAGCACACGCACCGAGCCAGATGTTTGTGGGTGGATTTCTTTAATCACACCTGTTTTCTTTGACTTAAGGGTAGTGAATAAATCGCCTACCTGATACAACTTGTCGTTGATTGTCATTTATTGCCTCTTTTCTTTGTTAGGGTTGTAGTATAGCATTGGGGTCTGACATTAGTCTAGCCCTGTCTCAGTATTTGAGAAAGTTATTGTGTGACCTTAGTCACTCAGGTAGCCAAGCGTGTAAGTGGTGAGCCTCGATGATCGCCCACACTGGCGCACATGTCTCACCCTTGTAAGTAATCCCATCAGGCATTTCGATAGTTTCATCCCACATGTCATCATGAGCAAAATCTATTGCTTCGATACATACTGGCACCATAGAAAGTGGAACGGGTGGGTAATGATTACCCTGTAAGTGATAGCCTAATGCTACTTCCAAATCTAATTCTTCAGATAAATCTAATGCTGTATTGTATCCCATTATTCTGCCACCTTTAGTATTGCGTAAGAGCCATTAGCATTTATTTCATCAAGAATTGGTTGTAGGCGTGGTGCTACTAAGTCTTTTAGCATAGACTCTAGCATAAAGATACGAGTATCCTCATCAAGTGCCATAACCTGTTGAGTTACTGGATGATTGTCTGCAAACTCTGTTACAAACTTTAGATTGTGTTCTACTATCATTTTTATTGCCTTTCGTTGTTGGTATAAGAGTATTATACACTAGGGCACTGACAAATTGTGCAACACGCCCAAGCTTTATCTTATTTATTTTGTGATTAATCTCACAAATTCCAGGGGGTTGTGGATAACCCCGTAAACCTGTGGATAACCCCGCAGTATTGCGGGCCTGCATAGCTATGCATTACTCTGCATATTTATTTTTATGTTTGATCTTTCGAAAATATTTTTTCTTATTGCGAACAGGTTGCGCCGCATTACTGCGACGCAATTCCTGAATTCGCTTTACTTTATCTCGAAGTGAATTTTGGGACATGATACCCACTCGCTTCGTGAAATCGTTTTACATCAAATCGGTCATTATCTTTTGCGAACATTTCCGCAAAGTCATTAACCATTTTAGAAAATAACGCTGGGTGCGCTTTATCGCTTGCGAACTTTAGAATTTCTGCAACCGCGACATAATCTTTTCGTGTCATCATTTTACTGCCACCATTCCACTACGATAGAAAACTTTTGTATAGCATTTGCCTGTTGGCGTGTAAATATTTACAGTTGAGTATTCGTTAGCAAAACCCCAATCGGTGAATAAGAAAAAGTTTTCCCACGCACCAAATTCGCTTTCGTATTCTGCTGACCAATGAGGAGCGTGTCCGTCATAAGCACAAGTTAATTTATACATTAGTCATTTTCTCCGTTCCAAAATAGTGAGCCGTCATCTACGCAATCGCAAGGTTCGCAATCAAAATCATTATCATTACCAAAAAAGATTACTCCGTGTCCGTGGCAATCTTGGCAATCTATTGTTAATACTGAGTTAATCATTAGTGTTGTTCCTCGCAATCTTTGTCATAGTCAAATCCGCAAAAGTAGCAACCCATAAATTCTAGGTGTTCGATACAGTAATACTTAAATTGACTTTCATCACAACAAAAATGTTGCTCGTCTGCGATTTCATAGAAATCGGTTTTGTCGATTATGTTTAACATAGTTTTCCTTTCGTTTGTTTATTTAGTTATTGTATCAGTTAGCACTGACAAATTTTGTGAGGGTTCTTACTTACGACATTGGGCGAGAACACTCTCTAAACTGCCCCTGTTTCGATTTTATTTAATCGGAAGTTTTTACGGCTAAATAGCGGTAAGTATCTTTTAGATTTAGCGGTGCAGAATAAATTGGGCGTACCTGCACTTTGTAAGTATCTGCATTTGCATACCAGACACTATCATTTTTTTCTGCTGAGATAATTTCTCCAGTAAGAGAATTTGAGCGATACATTTTTCCTACAAGTAGGCTTTCGATTGTATAGACATTTGCTGACATTTGAGTCCGCCTTTCGTTTGTTGATAGTAGCAATTATAGCCTATGGCACTGACAAAAGATAATTACTAGCCAGTAATTCCACATTTTGAGACGCTCAAGCCGTGTGATAAAAATCACAAAATCTCGGGCGTGTCGGAAAATTCCAGGGGTTGTGGATAACCCCCGTAACCCTGTGGATAACCCCGCTCTTTTGCGGGCGCATCAGCTTTTGTCAAGCCGACACGCCTTTGCTTATTCGAAATCCTTAAAAATTTCTTCAAGCTTTAAGATTTGCTCATCGGTAAGATGATCAATTTCAATTGCTTTTTCAAATCCAAAAAAATCCATTATTCATTTTCCATTTCTGCTAGGTAATCTTCATGTTCAACTAATCCAATCGCAAAAGCAACAGGGTCGCAACATTCCAAAATTTCGGCGGGTGTAAAAGTTGAATAGCCAATTTTTACAGTAGGATAAACATCATTTAGTAAATCAATAAAGCTTTCCTTAATTTCTAAATCTTTTTCGAATTGTGTTTTCATTCGCTTAACTCCAAATCTCTTATGTCGGCAACATAAACATTATTTTTATCTATTCCGTATTTTAATTGAAATTGAAATGTATCAATAGCCTCATCATAAGACTCAGCCTCTACATTTATAAAAGCATTAAATTCATAAACTGGCATGATTACCAACACTCCTCACATGTGAATTTAGTAAAGTCTGCATCTTTTGCAAAAATCTCTAAATAGTTATTCGCACAAATTGTGCATGATAGCAAATAAGTTTTTGCCTTTTGATACATGTATGGATTAGAGTTAGATAACTCTCTATTCTCTAAAACCTCTGATGAAATTAAAATACTCATTTAGTTAAACTCCAATCGGTGTAAAATGGTAAGCGGTCATAGTCATCATAGAAATAAACTCTATCTATGTTCTGCTCGCATGTTTCGCAGAAAGTGTATTCGACATCTACGCCCATGCCATAGGTAGTAGATACGCTCTCCATGTGTGGAGTGTGTGTATGTGTATTTGTTAGTGTAGTCATTTGAGACCACCTTTCTTTTTCGTTATGGTAGTATTTTACCACGGGGGTCTGACATTTATCTACCTACTAGCCAGTAATTCCAAGATGTGAGACGCTCAGCCTATGTGATAAATCTCACATAAATTCTGGGGTTTTCCACAGATGCCCGTAACCCTGTGGATAACCCCGCTCTTTTGCGGGCCAGCTTGACATTGTCAAGCCGACACGCCGTTAGGCTAGTGTGATCTTTCCGACTTTATGTGTTGCCATTCATCTATCCACTCACGCACTACTATGCGCCCCATAATAAGGGCGGGGATAGTAATAGATAACTGCACTAGTGTAGTTAGTAGTCTATTCATTAGACACCCCACTCATCATTAGGTAATTTATCTAGTTCATTGTTAATTAGAGATGCCCATCTATGAGCCTGTATTCTCTTATAAACCTTATAACCGATAAAAACAAGGGCGGACAAAATAAGGAAAGCCCATGATAGGGATAGATAGAGGAAGTCCCCTAAGTCAAGCATTAAGCCGTATTCATTTAGTTCGATAGTCATTAGTTAGTTTCTACCTTTCGCAAGTGTGCTACTACATTTTTAGAAATCTTTTGTAAATCTTTAACTGTATTAGTCATCTCATCTACGCTATTAGCGGTTTGAAATCCGAGGAAATTAACCCCGTCCCAGATTGTGTATGTGATTGTCATTATTAGTTCTCCCAAGTTAGTTCGTATAGTTTTGCTAGTTCATCTGTATCTTCATCATTGAAGTCATCTAGTGGAGGTTGTTCCTCATCTACCTCATCAAGGTGTGCGTATGCGTCTGCGACATCTGATTGGATAGTGTCCCACTTAGACACGCTGTTAGTTTCGTATGAGTATGCGTATGACATTATTTATTCATCTCCTTAGCAATAGACTCTGACTTACGGAGTGCCTCTAGGGCGATTGATAGGGAGGCAAGGCGTTGCGCCTCTACCATTTGTTTGTATTCATCTAGTGTCATTTATTCTGACCTTTCGTTGTTGTTATGTTGTAAGTGTAGCATGGGGGTCTGACAAATTGGGGAGGTTGGAGGGGTGTGTCGGTGTGACCTTACTCACACTCTCCGCAAGGGCATTGAGGAAACTCTTGCTCTTGCTTGATACGATTAGCAAGGCGCTCAACCTTCATGTATGTATCAAATGAGGCACCTCGGAAAGATACGACCTTTCCTTCAGCGATAAGGTGAGCAGCCTTAGCAATTTTTTGCTCTAGTGTTAGTGAAGTCATTGTTTAACTTCCTTTCTTTTTGTTATACCTTAAGCATAGCATGGGGGACTGACAAATTTAGGCAAATCTCGGGCGTGTCGCAAAAAAACCTTTGTGATAAGGCTCACACTCACGCTCAAGACCAAAAGAATTATGGGCGCACTATCCAAAATGTCCGTTTTGTCCATGGTGTGTATCATACATGTAAAAAATATATTAACATTTTTATAAATCTGAAATCCTAGTCGACTGGAATATATGGCGGGGTTATGATAGGATACTCCTTGATCAGTATAGATTTTATATAAGCTATTGACTTTGGTAAAATCAAAATGCTACACTTAGTTTGCTTTGTGGGGGCTTACCCTGAAACTCAATATGTACCAGATGTAATCTGTGGGTATTTCAGGAACGCTTCTCTATCTTTCCAAAAAGTTAAAATTTGGGGGGTAGGGGGGCTTTCCTAAAATCTAATATCCCCAGATAAATCATAAAAGAAAGTAAAGAACAAATGCCAAAACTGATAAAAGAAAGCAGACATTTTGCATAGCGACCTATTTCATGGGTAATATTATAAAGTTCAACCCTGTGAGCAAATTTGCAGAAAAGAACATTCCATGTCCAAAACCTGCAAGAACATATACTCCAGATTGGTACAAAAATATACCAGCATTTAGAGACGGCAGGCAATCAGAAAAAACAATTAAAATGTGTCCTCCATTTGCAGACTCTTTTGGATTTGGCTATATACAAGAAACATGGGAAGAGATTAAAATAAATTCTGGTCAACTAGTATCTAAAAATACCATGTGTGAAATAAGAGGAAAAGTCGAGAATAGTTTTTCAATACCAAATGACTATACAGATATGGAATTTGTGTGGCATCCAGGATGGAATCCAGAATTACCTAAAGGATACTCTGCATTAATTACTCATCCTATTAATAGAGTTGATTTGCCATTCTATACTTTAAGTGGAGTAGTAGAGCATGATACGTACTTACAAGCGATGCCAGGATCAAATTTACCACTATTGATAAAAAAAGATTTTTCTGGGATAATACCTATAGGAACACCAATGTATCAGATAATTCCATTCAAAAGAGATTCCTGGGAATCTTCGCTGAATGAGTACGACAAAGATGCTCAAGGTAAAATAACAAATCCTATAGCATCATATCCTTCTGGTGGATATAAAAAACTACATTGGATCAAGAAAAATTTTAGACAAAAAACGGGGGTAGAACAGTGAAACTTCTTTGCCAAATAGCCATAATAACTGTCATTACTTTTATCCTTGGTATACTCATACAGATAATAGGCTAATATAAGGGCCTATAGCTTAATCTGGTTAAAGCAATTGTCTTATATGCAATCGACTTTGGGTTCAAATCCCAATGGGCCTACTTTGTTTAATGATTATGGAGTATAATACATATATGAAAGCTTATGATGTTCCCCTTTCCGCCCTCCTTTATATTGTATATGCTGGTGTCCCAGAATATGACCTAAAAGGGCCTACAGGGGCTCAATTAGAGGCGTACAAAGCTATCATGAACCAAATCATCGAAGATGAAAGTAATGGTCTCTAATTTCGCGGCTCACTTTTCGCCGCACTTTTTAGCTTCGTGTTCATGTAACAATTAGGGTATAATATACTTACTCTTAACAAATTAAAGGAGATATCTAAATGGGTTTTTTAAATACAATTGATGAGAAAGCACTTATTGCAATATGGAATAAGTTTGACGTTTTCCTAATAGATGAGTTCAAGAAAAATAATGCAGATCTTTCAGAAGATGATGTTAAAGCTGCTATTAAAGATGGCAATTTAACTATTAAATGGCAACAAGAAAGCCCGCTAGAATCATCAGAACGAGAAGAGTACCTTGTTTTAAATTTTGGAACAGAAGAAGAAATAGAATCTTTTAATAAATGGAAGGAAGTAGAATAATGGGAATATTAGATGATGTAACTCACGCTGGAGACGAGCCAGAAGTCACTGTCACTGTTACTAAGCCACGCTTTTTAACTATTACTGAAGAAGAAAACGCTACTATTAAAGAGTGGCTAAACTCAGCATTAGAAGAAGAAAAAGAGGTCGTAGTTGACGGAAACATAACAAAGACATTTTACTCTCATGCACGAATACCAGTAAGAACAATATTTCAAGACATTAGAGAAAAGATTAGAGAAGCAGATGGTAGAGAAAACAAAATATTTATTACAAAATATTACACTACTCTAATTTCAGCATCAGAAACATCAGACTACTTAAATGATATTTGCTTATCTGATGGCTCAGAAGATGCATCACCTACTACATACTTTGCAATGGTACTAGATGGTAGTTTAAAAACTAGCATTTTCCCCGCAAACACATTTGAAAAGAACAACGGTTATTTTGTAGTACCAGATCCATACAATGAGACTATATCTCGTTCTGGAGATGAAGATCTACTTCTGCTTTGCTTTAGCTTAACTTAATAAAGTTAGTTGTTGTAAAAGTTAGGGATTTTTATAAATCCTGGAAGAACATATCGTGTTGGTCCTTCTGTTACAAACCTAACACCATGCTCCCATTCTGGATCTCCACCAAATATTAATAGGTCTCCAGCTTCTGGCTTCATTTGAAAATCTTTTTTAGCCCAGAATATTTCTCCATCGTTGTAGTCATCATTTATGTAGATTACTGCGGCATGCTTAATTGATTCATCTGTGTTTTGATCATGATGAGATACTAGCTGAACTCCATTGTACATTCTCTGTATAAAATAAAAACCACTTAGTACTAAATCTTCTTTGGATTTTTCAAGTACATCGTTAAATCTTTTATCCACTCTTCTATGTATAGGAGAATCAATAAAAGATAAGTTTTTATCATTCCAATTGGAAGTAACTTCATACAAACCTTCTTTAACTAAATTTTCAACATCTTCTCTACCAAATTTTGACTTTGTGAAAACTTTTAGCTGATCGGTATACCATTTATCCCACTCTTCTTCAGTGGTCCTGTTTATAATTTCATAATACTCTTGTATGTCCTCCTGTGTTATAAAATTTTTAACAACAAGTAGTCCATCTATAGGGCATTCTACGGTAAAGCCGCTTTCTTCAAATTCTTTTTTTAGCCATGTAGTCATAATTTAATTATATCATTTCTTCCATATAATAGCTTGTCCAGTAGGAATCTCAAGGATGTTGTGCTTTTCAAATGCATCGTCTACAGCTTTTCTAGAACCAATTGTTTTTAGTGATCCATAGTCGTCACATATTAATACACCACCTTTAACAATTTTAGGCCAAAAGTACTTAATTGCATCTTTTGTTGGCTCGTATAAATCGACATCTATGTGAACAAAAGAGTATGTGGATTCTTCTATCTCAGAAAATACTTCTGGGATCCACCCCTTTTTTAAAACAACATTATCGTATCTTGACAAGTTGTTTTTTGCCCAAGCCATTTCAGATTTTAGCTTTACTGTTTTAAAGTAGTCTGTATCAAATTCTCCTGGCTCGGAGACTCCTTCCCATGAGTCTATTCCAGTAAACTTTTTGTCACAAAACTCTGCTGTAAAGAACATTGTCATTCCAGCATAAACACCGCACTCAGCAAAATCAAGATAAGGGTTTATAATAGACTGTTGCTTTGCAAGTTGTCTAAGAATATAAATTCTTCCATACAAAGCGTTATCCATTTCATTGTTTATATTGCATATTAAATTAAAATCATTATGAAGTTTTACAAAGTCAGAATCTTCTGTCCATCTGCTTAAATACGAGTCCATTTTACCCCTTAAACAAAAAACCCTAAAGGAGGCGGATCCTTTAGGGTATTTGTTGCGTTATATCCGCATAGTGTAATTTATATTACACAACTATATTGTATTGCATGATTTTTTAGAAAGCAATACTATTTTACAAGTTCTTTTTCAGCAAGTACGTCGTAAACAGCGCTTAAAGCGTGATGGATAGACGGAGTACTTTGCTCCATGAAATTATTTACTTCGGTTTCTTCCATACCGCTTGCTAGAGCCATGCTCTTATTGATTTCACTAAAAACCTCAACCATGAGGTCTATTACTTCTTCTCTATTCATCTTTCTCCTCAGAAATAAATGCAGGGGCAGGTCCCAGCAAAAATCCTTCTTTATGATATTCTACCATTTTTTCTATTTCTTTAACATCCCCTAGCTGCTTAGCAATTAGGCATAATACGTCATATATTCTATGAAGCATTATATAATTTACCATAGGCAAATTATCCTCTAAATTGCTAGAATTGCTTTCAGGCATTTTTTGCCTTCATGTCTTCTAGGACCTCATCAATTGTATTTAAGCCTTTAACTTTAGCAAGCTCTAAATATGATTGAATTGTTGTTAGTGCCTTTTCAGCAAGGAATGCTCTTGGTATATGTGCACAAGGTATGCTTGAGGACATGTCTAAAACTAAATCTTTATCAAATTTGCTTTCCATGGACATTTTCTATTTCTTTCATCATTTTGCTATAGAGGGATAATCCTATATGCATTTTGTATTCACAAGAAATACAATAAATAAAAATTTTATCTTCGTTGTCAATATTAGAAAAGAGAAGGCCTTGATCTAATGGGCAAGCCATTTCTGGAACAAGACCTTCTCTCGAAAGAGTTAAATATTGAGATACTAATTGTATCTTAATGATAACTCCTTTCTAACTTTTAGATGGAAATTTGCTTAGCCACTCTTTTGTTCTAGGGGTTAAGCCTTTCCATGACGACCAATCTTGACCGCCATTGGTCATATAATACGTTATCTCTGCGTTAATTGCTGGATCAAATAACGAGTAGTTACTATCCAGTTTGAATTTTTCTTTTCTATCATCACCCAAGTTTCCTAGCATGTTGATCTGAAAAATTCCGTAGGAGCTGTCTCCAGTGTTCCTGTTGCCGTTATAAGCCATTGGGCGTCCATTAGACTCCTTTTTAGCTACAGCCCACGCCATTTTAAGGGCGCTACCCTCAAAGCCTACAGCTTTGAGAAGTTCAACCAATTCTTTGTCTGTTAAAGACTCTGATGGTTTCCACACAGTATTGCTGAATTTCTCCAGCTTTTCCTTGTTAAGTTGTGCTTCGGTTTTTACATCTGGCTTTACAACCAGAGCAGAAGCTGTTTGAATCATTTCTGGTTGACCAGTAAATAAAAACAATACAGCTACTGATATTGCAACATAGTGATGTAAAACATCGCTAAGTTTTTCTTTTATATTCTCCATAGGCATTTCCTCCAATAGAGATAACGAACTATAAGAATACCATTAGGAACTCTAATATGTCAACTTGTATTTATCATTATATGTGTTTTAGTTAACTAATAATAATAGGCTAATTGTTCATTTTTATTAATCACCCTTCACTTTCTTAAAAAAGTTTGGTAGAATAAGACTCTACTTAAATTAAATTAAACCGCTAGGCGGAGAAACAGGTTACATAAATGTCTAATACTATTGAAAACCCGTACGAAAATTTTATTGCGTTATCTCGTTACGCTAGATGGATTCCAGAAGAAAACCGTCGTGAAACGTGGGGTGAAACAGTAGATCGATATTTTGATTTTATGTTAAACCACCTAAAAGAAAACTATAATTATATTCCAGATGAGAAGCTTGTGGCGGAATTAAAAGACGGTGTATTTAAAAGAAATGTCATGCCCTCAATGCGCTCCGTGATGACATCTGGAGCAGCCTTAGAAAGAGATAATGTAGCTGGATACAATTGTTCATTTGTTCCAGTGGATAGCCCAAGATCATTTGATGAAACAATGTATATTTTGATGTGTGGAACAGGTGTTGGGTTTTCTGTTGAATACAAGTATGTTAACAAGCTTCCTTCCGTCCCAGAATCATTTGAAAAGTCTACTACCGTTATAATCGTAGAAGATTCAAAACAAGGTTGGGCAAAAGCATACAGAGAGCTTCTTGCTTTACTTTGGTCGGGCCAAATCCCAGCAGTTGATGTTTCAAAAGTTAGACCAGCAGGAGCAAGACTTAAAACTATGGGCGGCAGGTCTTCAGGTCCACAACCATTAGTTAATCTGTTTGATTTCACAATTGCAAAGTTTAAGAATGCTGCAGGCCGTCAACTAAAGCCAATTGAGGCACACGACATTATGTGTAAAATTGGAGAAGTTGTTGTAGTTGGAGGAGTCCGTAGATCTGCAATGATTTCTCTTTCAAACATTAATGATATAGAAATGGCAGCAGCAAAATCTGGTAATTGGTGGGAAAACAATACTCAACGTTCACTTTCAAATAACTCTGTAGCTTATTCTCGCAAGCCAGAGATGGAACAATTTATTGCAGAATGGAAGAATCTATATGACTCAAAATCAGGTGAACGTGGGATATACAATGTTGCAGCAGCACAAGCACAAGCAGCAAAGTATGGAAGAAGAGATCCAGAAATTCATTATGGAACAAACCCTTGTTCAGAAATTATTCTTAGACCCTATCAGTTTTGCAATCTTTCAGAAGTCGTACTTCGTGAAAAGGATACAGTTGAAGATGTATCAAATAAAGTACGCCTTGCTACAATTCTTGGAACTTGGCAGTCAACGCTAACAGACTTTAAGTATCTTCGTAAGATTTGGAAAGACAACACAGAAGAAGAGCGCTTGCTTGGAGTTTCTCTAACAGGACAATTTGGGCACAAGTTCTTTTCAGGTAAACAAGGCCTTGATAAGTTGGAAAAAACACTTGAAGGCCTTCGTGAATATGCAAGAACAACTAATTCAGAAGAGGCAGCAAAGATTGGTATTCCCGAGTCTGCAGCTATTACATGTGTAAAGCCTTCTGGTACAGTCTCTCAACTAGTTGGAGTGTCTTCAGGAATGCACCCATGGCATTCTCCATACTATATCCGTACAGTTCGTGGCTCAAAAGGAGATCCAATTTCTTTGTTTTTAAAGGAAGTTGGAATTCCAGTAGAAGACGATGTTATGAAACCAAATGAAACTTATGTGTTTTCATTTCCAGTAAAAGCTCCAGATGGCGCTATTGTAAGAAGTGATCTAACAGCTTTGGATCACCTAAACACTTGGCTTGTTTATCAACGTGCTTGGTGCGAACATATT